GATCGCGACAATCAATCTCGTAAGGAATGGCTGGAGACCAGAGCTTTAGGCATCAGCCTACTCGGTCTCAAGCTGGAGAAACCCCGCACCGACGCGCAGATGAGTACCGGTGCCGTCGAGGGCCAGTCCACCGTCAGGCACCCGCTGCTGTTGGAAGCCACGGTATCGTTTCAGGCCACCGCCCGCGCCGAACTACTGCCGTCGTCCGGGCCGGTCAAGGTCCGCAATGACGCGACGATCCCTCCCAAGGAATTAACCCAGACCTCAGCCGCCCAAGATCTGTCCGACAGCTTGCAGACCAAGGACGATCTTGCTCAGGCGCTTGAGAAGGACATGAATCATTACCTGACCTCGACCGCCAAAGAGTACGTCCCCGATACCGACCGGATGCTGTTCTACGTCGGCTTCGGCGGTGACGGCTTCAAGAAGGTCTACAACTGCCCGCTCAGACGAAGGCCGGTGTCGGAAAGCATCGACGCTGAAGATATCGTCGTCTCGAATTCCGCTACCGACATGCAGAACTGCCCGCGTGTCAGCCACCGCATCATGATGCGGAAGTCAACGCTCAAGCGGATGCAGATCCTTGGCGTCTACAGGGATGTAGAATTAGCTCCTCCACCGCCTCCAGTTAAAACTTCTGTGGATAAAAAGAAGGCCGAAGTGGCTGGAGCATCCGACCTGCCGCTGCGTCCGCAGGATCGCGACTACGAGATCTACGAGAGTTACTGCGAACTCGACCTCGATGAATACGCCCCGAAGGAATTCAAGGGCAAAGGACTTCCGCTTCCCTATCGCGTGACGCTTGAGAAGGCCAGCCGACAGGTTCTCGACATTCGGCGGAACTGGAAAGAGGACGATGACCAATGCCTCCCCAAGCAGTTCTTCGTCCAGTTTCCATTCATTCGAGGTCTTGGATTCTATGGCCTTGGATATATTCACCTTCTGGGCAACCTCACAAACGCACTTACTGCTGGCGTTCGTGAGATGCTGGATGCAGGCATGTTCGCCAACTTCCCCGGCTTCCTCTACGCCAAGGGCGCTGGCCGACAGCTCACCAACCAGTTCCGCGTCCCGCCCGGAGGCGGCGTAGCCATCGACATCGGCTCTCAGCAGTCGATCAAAGACGCCATCATGGCGCTGCCCTACAAGGAGCCGGGTCAGGCGATGATGGCCTTGCTCGACAAACTGGGTGAGGACGGCAGACGCTTGGCCTCGACCGGCAACGCCAATGTCGGTGAAGGCAAGCAGGATGCCCCGGTCGGGACTACGATTGCCCTGATCGAGCAGGCGTCGAAGGTCATGGATTCGGCCCACAAGCGGTTACACGCCGCACAGGCCGAGGAGTTTGCATTGCTGAAAGAACGCTTCCGGGAAGATCCAGAAGCCTTCTGGCGTCACAACAAAAAACCTACCATCCAATGGAAGAAGGATCAGTTCATACAGGCGCTTAATAGCTGTGAGCTAGTGCCGGTAGCCGATCCCAATAACCCCACATCGCTGCATCGCATCGCCAAGGCAATGGCGATCAAGGAGCTTCAGAAGGCGAGCCCAGACCTCTATGACCCGACTGCCGTTGATATGCGGATCATGCGAATTGTCGATATTGATCCACAGGGTCTTTTCCGCGCGACCCCCGCTCAGCCCCCGCCAGATCCAAGGATGGAGGCCATCAAGGCAAAGGCTCAAGGCCAGCAACAGCAGAACCAGATCCAGCTTATGGAAACCCAGATCAAGGCCAAGGAAACCGAGGCCAAGATGCTGGACGCCCAACAGGACCGCGCCTCAAAAGAGCGTCTAGCCCAGCTTCAGATCCAATTGGCCGAGATGAAGATTCACCAAGAGCAGATCATCCATCAGTACGATCAGGCCAAGTCTATGGCGGAGATCCACGCCAAGACCGCTGGTGCGGTGCAGGAGCTACATCACAATGAATTGGGTAAGGCGCAGGAGCTGCACCACGCCAACCTAGATAAGGCTCAAGAACTGCAACATTCTGCCGTTGGTCAGCAAGCCGAATCACATGGCGGTGTCGTCAAGGGCATCCATGAGATCGGTATGGACCGTGAGCGTCATAACGCCGAGATGCAACGCGCCCATGAGAAGCACACGCTCGACATGGAGCATGCCAAAGAGATGCATGCCGCCAAGCTAGAAGCGGCGAAAGCCTTGGCGAAAGTGAAGAAGGCCCCAGCCAAGAAGGCTAATCCATGATATCCTCGGCTGAAGCACACAGACTGGAATTGAGATTCTATCACATTAAGGTGCATTCAAAGCACGATGGTCAGGAGTTGTGCGATACGCTTATCAGGGTGTCTCTGTTCAGGGACGGAGAGAACACCGGCTTCGGTAGGGAAACTTTTGCATCTGGAATTGAGCACTCTGACAAGATAGAGTGGTCCATAGGAGAATAGAGCATGGCCAAGATCATGAACACCGGCAATTGGGGCCGCGAGGAAGCGAAAGAACGCTACAACCTCAAGCAATCCAGATTGCCTGACGACAACGCTGCCACCAATGTCGAGACCCCGCAGAACCCGGAAGACCAGCGTGATGTTGGCTATTCCAACAGAACCAAGGGCTGGGTGCGCGGCGCTCCTGAAGGCAAAGAACCCAACATGCACAACGAGACTGCCGAGGATTACCCGGACGGAAACTTCGACAAGCAATCCAGAACTGGAAAACGATAATGGCACATTCACATAGCCATCTACGCGAGCATCATCCCGGTCGCAAACGCGCCCATGAAATGTCAAAGCACTTCAAGCGCGGCGGCAAAGTGCATCACAAGCACAAAGAAGATGGTGGCGGTATCAATGAGGATTCCGATACTGCCGAGCGTATGAAAAAGGCAAATGCTCCATTTAACGAGCCGGTGACTGGCAAGAAATCAGGTGGGCGTCTCGACAAGTATGCTCGCGGTGGCCGCGCCAAGAAGGGTGGCCATACCAATGTGAATGTGATCGTCGCTCCCCACGGCCCTCATCCAGCCGCAGGCGCAGCGCCCGCCGCTCTCCCACCGGGTGGTCCTCCAATGCCACCTCCGGGGGGCGGCGGACCTCCTATGATGCCGCCTCCGGGTGGTCCTCCGGGTGGCGGTTTGCCTCCCGGCCTAGGCAAACCTCCGGGCATGATGAACAAGGGAGGCCGGGCCTATAAGAACGGTGGTAAGGTTGGAATGAAGGCTGGGTCGGACAGCGGAGTGGGCAGGCTGGAAAAAGTTAAGGCATATGGGAAAGCCGCTAAGAAAAAGTAAGGCCGATATAGACCCTGAGGAGCTACGCAGTATTCTGGATTATGACCCAGAAACTGGTGACTTTCGATGGCTGACGACTCATGGGAAAGTTAGGGCTGGTGATGTTGCCGGGACATTCAGGGCGGATGGGTATAGGCAGATTAATATAAACCACACCCTATATCTGTCTCACAGGCTGGCTTGGTTGTATGTTTACGATGGATGGCCACCAGAACTGATTGATCATAAAGATCACGATAAAGCTAACAACAAAATCAACAATCTTAGGTTGGCTAACTATTCTCAGAATGGAGCTAATCGGAAGGAAAGTGCCACCGGAATAAGAAAACGTCATCGTAGATATGAAGCTCGCATAAAGAAGGATGGCCAAGAAATATATCTTGGCCTGTTTGCCAGCTCCGGTGAAGCAATGAAGGCTTATGGGCTGGCGGCGGCGAAATACTTCGGAGACTTTGCTAAGTAATGGCTCGATCACACTTTCATCGGCAGCTAGAGGCTGCACTACTGGAGGTAATAGATACCCGCTCGAAGCAAATGGCGACCGGCGTGTGTGTCGATTATCCACACTACAAGCGAGAGGCTGGTGTGATCGAGGGTATCCAGTTAGCCATTAACTTGGCGAACGAACTGGAAAAGGAATCGGATTAATGTCGGTAGTGATACCCCACAGGGCGATTAACACGGTCACGGCGTCGAACGACCCGCGCAAGGCCATTCAGACCATCGTTGGTGATCTCAGTGGTTTCGAGCTGATTGGTGATCGTGTTCTGGTCGGCATCTTCATGCGGCCAGAGAAAACCAAAGGCGGCATCATTCGCCCCGACATGAACAAGGAAGAGGATGTTTGGCAGGGCAAAGTCGGCCTCGTCCTCAAGTGTGGCCCTGATGCCTTCAAGAACCCGGAGACGGGCGAGCTTTACGAGCAGGCGTTCAATATTGGCGACTGGTGTGTGTTCTTCGTCGGTGATGGCCGTGCCATGCAGGTCAAGGACATGCCGTGCCGTATCGTCAAGGATACCAGCCTGATCGCCAAGATCGACGACCCCATGAGTGTTCTATAGGAGCTGGCCATGCCGCGTTTACGCCCCGTTGCAGAGAAGAAGGATGAAGTGGCCAAGGCAGCCGTCGCGGCTGAACCGGAAGTCACCATCGAAGAACCGGAAGATCAGGTCGAGGTCGAGGTTACTGATACCCCGGAGCCGGATGCCAATGAGGCGACCGTTGCACTTCAGAAGCAGCTCGACGATCTCAAGAAGTCCGAGCAGATTCAGAAGGATGCCTATACACAAGCCATCCGTGAACGGGATGATGCCGTCAGACAGGCGAGAGAGTTCAATGCCGAACGCGCTAGAGCCGAGAAAGAATCGCAGGAATACCAAGTTACTTCAATTGACTCGGCACTCGCGGCAGCCAAAGCGGAAGCTGAAAAGGCGCAAGCCGATATCGAAACCGCAGCCAATCTCGGTGACACCAAAGGCCAAGCTGATGCCTATCGTCGTTTGGCTCGCGCAGAGGCACGGCTTGATAAGCTCGAAGACGGCAAAGAGGCTCTTGCGGCCAGAGCAAAAGAACCTCCGCCACCGGCCCGGACTGAGCAGCCCACCCACATCGTTGACACATGGGGCCTCCCGCCCAATACGTCGGTGTGGCTGAAGGGCAGACCAGAATTCATCTCGTCGCCTGCCAACATAAATGCCTTGAAGTATTGGGCTGACAGGGCCGAGAAGAGCGGCCTCCGCGCCCATTCAGACGAACATATCAAATGGGTTGATGCCAAGATGCTTGAAGAGCTTGGTGGCTCAGCGCCACCGGCAGCCGAGAAGATCGAGGTTAAACCCGAAAGGCAGGTCCAAGTGAGCGCCCCTCCGAGCCGGGATGTGCCGGGCAGCAACGGCAAGCGTCAGACCAACAAGATCACTTTGACCAGAGATCAGGTCGAAGCAGCCAAGGCATCCGGCATTTCCACCGAGGAATATGCCAAGGCGCTTATGAAGATCAACGAGATGAAAGCCAACGGCGAGTATGGAGACAGGCAATGAGCGAAGAAACAGTCCAAGCCCCGGCACCAGAGAAAAGGGGACCGGGTAGGCCACGAAAAGTCTTATCCGCCAAGCCTGAAGAGGCGGGAGAGCCCAAGATCCACAACAAGTTCAAGATGAAGGCCAAGCCGAACTGGGATCAGTTCGATGTCTCGGCTGACGATACCCCTGACCGGCTGCGGATCTCACCTGACAAGATCCCGGAGGGCATGAGCCTGCAATGGGTCACGGATACTTGCCTCGGCCAAGCAATGGCACAGCACCGGCAGCTCTTTGAGCGCGTGGGCTGGACACCCGTGCATCAGGAAGACTTCGACGGCATCTATAACGGCATGTTCATGCCGATGAATGCTCCGGGCGAAATCAATGTCGAGGGTCTGGTTCTGATGGCGCGTCCGAAAGAACTTACCGACAAAGCCAAGCGTGCTGACCACAAGAAGGCTCGCGATCAACTTGAGATCAAAGAGCGGGCGTTGCGCGGCGGAGATATTCCGGGCGTCACTCTTGATTCCAGAGCGCAGAATGCTGTACAAGGAAACAAGATCAATAGATCCTTCGAGCGGATATCCGTTCCAGAGGATTGAGGAGAATCCTGTATAGGATTCTGGGAGCGCCTCCCAAAGCCTAACCCGTCTGCGCCAGATGGTTCACCGCAACTGATCGCATAGCGATCATGGGGACCATCTTTGCTACAACGAGATTCACAAAGGTCTGCATCGAGCCTCGCGGCTCTGCGGGCCTTTTTCTTTTGCCACCGATAGGAGGATACCTTGGCCAACACCAATAACCCCTTTGGATTCCGCCAATTCGGTCAGCGCGAAGGAAGCGCTCCCACCGCAGGTCTGGAACAGCGCCTGATCTCGTCAGCCAACACCACGCCGATCTTTACCGGCGACGTTGTGGCTCAATCGAGCGCGGCACCCGGATATATCCTGACGATTGGGGCCACGGGAGCCATTACCACAACGGCCTACGGCATCTTCATGGGCTGCGAATACTTTAACGCCAACGTCAACCGCGTCACCTTCTCAAGCTATTGGCCGGGATCGGGTGCGACCGGTGATATCAGAGCCAACGTCTGCTCCAATCCTGAACAGCTTTACATCGCGCAGGGCTCGACCGGCGGCGTCCTTGGTTCAACCAATATCGGCATGGGCGTTCCTTGCAGCGTTCTTCTCTCAACGCTTGGCAATACCACGACCGGCCAGAGCGTGATGACGGTTCAATCGAGCCTCGTCACCGGCCTGTCCTCGAATGCCCAGTTCATGATCGTCGATCTGTATTCCAACAACGCGCCTCCGGGAGTGAACGGCACCTCGACGGGCACTGAAGGCATGCAGGTTGTCGTTCTTCAGCCGCTGAACTTTATCCGCCGGACCATTACCGCTGCTGCGGCACCTCCGGCTTCTCTTATCTCTTCGTAATAACGAGGAGCGTAATACACGGCCTCTGACGTATTCAACGAGAGTAGGGCTGGTCCTACCGTACCCAGAGGAAGAGGCACTGGAGATAACCGATGCCTGTCGCATTAGCTGCCATCCGCGACTTGTTGCTGCCGGGCCTATGGGGCATCAGCGGCAAGTACCCGATGATCGAACGGCAATGGCCGAAGATCTACGATCAGACCGACTCCAATATGGCTTTGGAGCGCAGGGCCGCGATGCGGTATCTGGGCTTCGCGCAGCTTAAGACGGAAGGCGCACCCACCTCGTTCGACAACGCGGCAGGCCAGCGCTTCGTCTACAACGCCGAACACTTCGAGATCGGCCTTGGCTACGCGATCACCCGCAAGGCCATCGACGACAACCTCTACAAGGCAGAGTTTGGTCCCTCCAACGACGGCCTCATGGAGTCGTTCAAGGAGACCGAAGAGCTTTACGCCGCCAACCTCTTC